TCGCGGGCCAGACGCTTGCGGACCTTGGGCCAGACGACGTCCATTCGCCCGGGCCCAATCCAGTACAGGTCCATATTGACTACACTCTACAGCAATTTGAGTTACACGAAGTGTACAATCGCAGCATGGCCAAGAGCAGTGTTCTCGATCCACCGGCCGCCGTCCCGCCGCCGGTCAAGGCAACCGCGCCGCCGCCCGCGCACCCGTCGAATATCCCAGCGCCCCCGCCGCTCGGTTCCACGCCTGCGCCCACGGCTCCGAAATCCGATGGCATTCAGCCGCAAGCCGCGCCGCCGGTCCTGGGCAAGACGCCCACCTCAATCAATCAGCTGTATTTCAATTCCGGTAAGAAGGGCACGCACTTCACCGGCCCGGTGTGCTCGGGCGGCGGCAAGGATCCCTTCGGCTCCGCACTTGAGGTCATGGTGCTCCAGGTGGATTACTCCATGGGTGGCTTCTCGCTGCCCATCGTCTTTCCGACCGACGCCATCCTGCTCTGGGTGAACACGCTGAGTGTGGTGGCGTTCGCCGGAGGCACGGGCGATGCATCGATCTCCCTAGGGACAGCCGCGAGCGGAGCCGACATCCTGGGTATTTCCAACCCGGGCGTAGTGCACGCGACGACCATCCATCCTGTGCTGCGGTCACTGCCGCTCAACGGCATCGATACCAATCCCGGCCAGTGCTACCTGACCTTTGGTAACAGCAGCGCCACTTCGGGCCTGGCTCTGGTGATGATCCTCTACGCCCGCTGCGCCATGAAGTGGTCCTGATGCCGCTCGACGCGCAGGACAAGCTTACGCTCGAAACCATGGGCCGGGCTTGGGACAAGGCCATCCAGGATACTGGCGCGTCGGAGATGCGCGCCAAGCTGGCCGTCTCCGGGCGGGAACTGACCCGGGCCATCCTGGAACTGTGCCCGGCCGGCATCTCTCGCAAGAAGGCGCTCGACCGGCTGAGCGAGGTCATCGTAGCCATCCGTGCCTGCCAGGACGAGCAGCGCGAGCCCATGGACTGAAGCGCGATGGCGACGGCCTCGGAGCGCGAGCTGCTCAAGCAACAGCTCATGGGGCAGGACCTCTCGGCCATCGAGGCCGAAGTGCGCAAGCGGCGTACCATCGAAGCCCAGTCACGCTTCCTTCCGTTCGTGCGCGCGGTCTGGCCGCAGTTCATCTACGGCCGCCACCACGCCATCATGGCGGAGGTCTTCGAACGCATCGAGCGCGGCGAACTGAAGCGCGCCATCATCAACCTGGCGCCGCGGTCCACCAAGTCGCGCTTTACGAGCGTGTTCTTTCCGGCCTGGTACCTGGGACGCCACCCCGACAAGAAGGTTCTCGAGTGCTCGCACACGCAGTCGCTCGCTCTCGACTTCGGTAGAGACCTCCGCAACCTGATCGCGACCGAGGAATATAAAACCGTATTTCCGGGTCTCAAACTATCTAGAGACGCGCGCGCCGCCTGGCGCTGGAACACTAACCAGGGCGGCCAGTACTTCGCCATCGGCAAAAGCGGCGCGGTGGCTGGGCGCGGCGCGGATCTCTGCATCATCGACGACCCGCACTCGGAGCAGTCGGTCGTCGAGAACTCGAAGCTCGACTTCGAGAAGACCTGGAAGTGGTACCTGGCCGGACCGCGGCAGCGGCTGCAGCCCGGTGCGGCCATCTTAATTTGTATGACACGCTGGGGCTCGCTCGACCTTACCGGCCAGCTCGAGCGCGATCCCGACGGCGACGAGTGGGAGCTGATCCAGCTGCCCGCCATCATGCCCTCAGGCGAGCCGCTGTTCCCGGAATTCTGGCCGCTCGAGGAGCTGGAGCGCACGCGCGCCACCATGCCTCTCCAACGCTGGATGGCCAACTACCAACAGCAGCCGACCGCGGAAGAAGGCGCGCTGATCAAACGCGAGTGGTGGATGAACTGGCCCGATTCCGCGCCGCCCTCCTGCCGCTTTGTCGTCCAGGCCTGGGACACGGCGCACTCGGAAAAAGAGAATGCCAACCGGTCGGCCTGCATCACGTGGGGCGTGTTTACCAAGAAGCTCGAGGACAAGATCATCAACGGCGTAGTCTTGCTTGATGCCTGGGTACGCCGCGTGGACTTCCCGACATTAAAGGAATGGGCGCGGCGGTTGTATGACCAGTGGAAGCCGGATTCGCTCGTGGTCGAACTCGCGAGCGCCGGCCGGCCCCTCGTGCAGGAGTTGTGGCGCATAGGTATTCCGGTCGCGGAGGCCAATCCGCATCGCACGCGCGACAAGATCACGCGCACCAATGGCGTCGCCGACATGTTCCGCTCGGGCATGATCTGGGCGCCGCTGCACTGCCGCTGGGCGCAAGAGGTGCAGGAGGAGATGGCGGCATTCCCCAACGGCGAGTATGACGATTTGCACGATGCCGCCGTGTGGGGATTGTCCAGAATCCGCGACGGCAACTTCGTGCGCCTGGCATCGGACGAAACCGAGGAGGACTGGGTGCCGCACACGCCGCGGGCCTACTACTGACATGGCCACACCATGCGATCTGAGCATTTATCAGGGTGATGACTGGGCGGGCCTGGTCACGGTTTCGAATCCCGATCTCTCGCCCGCGGATCTGACCGGCTACACAGCCCAGGCGCAGATCCGCACCGGACCGGCCGATCAGGACCCGCTGGTCGCGGCCGAGCTGTCGTGCACGGTGCAGGTGCCCAATCAGGTGCTGCTCTATCTCTCGAACGCGCAGACCGGCGCATTCGACGGAGCGCAGCAATATTACTGGGATCTGCAGCTGATCTCGGCCACGAGCCAGATCACGACAATCCTTTTTGGCGAAGTAATTCTTCAACAGGAAGTGACACGCGAGATCGCGACGCCTTCGATGCGCGTGGGCGTAAGGAGCGGCTATGGCAGACGACCAGTTCTCCGCGACGCTACCCGAGGCTGAGCAGTTCCGCGTCCGTTTCCAGCCGGTGGCCCGCTTTGGCGCGGTCATCCAGACCGGGGTGCCTGCCGTGGGACCGCAAGGACCGCCCGGCCCGACCGGACCGCCGGGGCCTTCCGGTCCGCAAGGACCGCCCGGAACTCCCGGAGCAACCGGACCGCAAGGAGCGCAAGGACCGCAGGGCGCCCCGGGAGCGGCCGGCGCGGCAGGCGCGCCTGGTCCAGCCGGGCCGACAGGGGCCACTGGGGCGCCTGGCGCTACGGGACCGGCCGGAGCGCAAGGTAATCCCGGACCGGCAGGTCCGCAAGGACCCCCTGGCACCAGCTCGCAGACACCATGGACTTCGAACATCGACGGTGGTGGTTACAGTCTGTCGAATGTCGCCACCATCAGCGCCAGCCTGATCCAGTCGACTGGCACGGGAATCAAGTTTCCCGATGGGACGGTGCAGACAACCGCGGCCACGGCCGGTATGGGCCAGACGCCCTGGCTGAGTAATATCGACGCGGCCGGCTACCAGTTGAACAACCTCGCCAGCATCACCGCACCATCTGGCGGGGTTTTCGGTATATCGGCTTCATTCTACATGAACATGAACACTGGTTACTTTGGTGTAGGTAACTATGCTGGGACCCTTAATAGCTTATATGTAGTTTGTGGAAGTCAACGTGTAGGTATTGGCGGTAATGCTAACCCTTCTTACCCGCTTGATGTAACGGGCGACTGCAACATCACAGGCGTCTACCGCGTGAACGGAGTGCAAATCGCAGCGGCGAATGTGACCAACGCCGTCTCGACCACGGGCAGTTATTCTGATCCAGCCTGGATTACGGGATTGAGTTGGTCGAAGATCTTGAGCGCCCCCAACTTTTTAGTTAACCCGCTCACTACCAAGGGAGACTTAATCACGTACACAACGGCCGTAGCGCGGCTCGCAGTAGGAACTAACAATCAGGTTCTCGTAGTGGATTCCACGCAGGCGGCGGGAATCAAGTGGGCGGCGGTTCCCGTCATGGTTGCCTCCGGCGCGAGCCACGCTTCGGGCGCGGTGCCCGATCCCAGTGCGACGGCCGGCACGACTAGATTTCTTCGGGAAGATGCAACATGGGTAGCGCCTGTGGCCTCATTCAATACACGCACTGGCGCGGTTGTTCCGGTAAGCGGTGATTATACGGCCGCCATGGTGACCAATGCCGTCGATACCACCCAGACGTATCCCAATCCGGCATGGATTACCTCCATCGCCTGGTCGAAAGTCACCGGAGCACCAGCCTTTGTGACTGGCGCGGCAGGCAGTACGGGGCAAGTGCAGTTCAACAATGCAGGAGCCTTCGCAGCCAGCGCCAACCTCTTTTGGGATAACACCAATTCGAGGCTGGGCATCGGGACGGCGAGCCCGCAAATGCAATTGGACATACCGGCCTACAACAACAGCAACTCACAAGTTCGTGTTGGTAGTTTCGAGATTCAGGCTGTCGCGTCTCACAATTCGCAGATTGCTGACAACATCTACTGGAATGGGAGTAATTGGGTTTATCGCACAGCCGGCCCTGGCACACTCATCCAGTTATCGAGCGGCACAATGGACTTTTCCGTATTCTCGACGGGGACGGCTGGCGCGACTGCGAATGCAAATCAGCTTGGCGTGATAGGCATCACAAACACTGGTCGCATCGTTGTAGGCAACACGGCGATTGCGCCAGTTTGTCTGATGGATAGTCCGCTTTTCAACACGAGCAACTCACAGTTTCGCGTGGGGAGTCTTGAGATTCAGCCGTACGCGCTGAACAGCAATGTTATCGGGGATAATATTTTCTGGAATGGGAGCGCTTATCAATATCGCAATACAGGTGTTGCAAGTGTAGTGCAAACTTCCACCGCTGGTATCTCAATTGGGATATTCCCCTCGCAAACCGGAGGCACGACCATAGCGCAACCTACTGCGACTTGTGGATTCAATGCTACTTATGTAGAGCTTAATGGCATGAATTTGGGCATCGGAGGGATACCGTCCCATCAATTGGAACTCACCACGGATTCGGCTGCCAAGCCGACCACTAACACGTGGACGATCACATCCGATGCTCGCGTGAAGCAGAACGCGAAGTGGCTCGAAGGTGGCCTCGATATCATCAACCAGATTCACCCCGTCGAAGCCGACTACAACGGCCTGCATAACACGCCCGCAGGCCAGCGCGTGGTTTCTTTCGTGGTGGAAGAACTGCGCAAGATTCTTCCCGGCTGCGTGCCCTCACACCGGGGCAGGCTGCGCGACGGAGAAGAAGAAACGGACATCCTGGACTTTAATTCGCACGAGATTCTGTTCCAGCTGATTCTGGCGGTGCAGCAGCTGAGTGCACTCGTGAAGGATGCGAGGGCGGCCAACTAGCGTGGGACCGGGCGGGCGGGAACTTGTTCTCTGGAGGAGAGGTTCCCTCCTGGTTGACGCTGCTCCGGCAAAATCGCCGCAGCGTTCGGACAGCCTCAACGACAGTAGGTTTCTCGAACCAACGAAATCTCTATTCTTAAATTGTTGCAACAGTGCCCACCCCCATTCGGGACCACGAAAGGATGCCCCTTAAGCCGAAGGGAGG